CTCTAAGGCAGTAGTTCCACGCTGTTGGGCAACCACTCTTGAAGGATCATATTTCCATATCCCACCTTCCATCTGGTTACCCCAAGGTGATACTTCACCCTTTGCTCTGGCAGTATTTGCTAATGCCCAGTAATGTCCGGCTGGATTTTCAGGAGCCATGTACCAGTCTTGATAATTATCATACGTTCCACCCGGCCCATATGTTGTGCCATTACCAGTTCCGGCTCCTGCACCCGCTCCGGCTCCTGCGCCTGCTCCGGCACCGCCCAGAGTATAAGTTCTAGGTGCCCATGTAGAGCCACCTCTTGGTGCGTAGTCAAGTACGCCACCCTGTGCCCAAGGTTGTAAATTTGCCATATTATCACGCTGTAAGGCTAACTGTGCTGGAGCGCTACCAAGTAATCCCGGCCCTCTGGGGGCAGCCAGATGTGACCAGTCTTGAAGTGCTGGTCTTGAGTAGGGGGTAGTTAGGTATTCTCCTGAACCTCCGGCACCTATTTGACTCGGATTATATGTTGGGGTTCCTGTATACGGCAACCCTGAAAATGCATCCACTCCGGGTTGATCATAGTCTAAAATTCCAGTTTTTGTGAGTCCAGCCTGTGGTCTATTTGTTGGCTGACCTTCAACAATTCCAGCCTTTGCATTTCCACCCCAACTGCCAACTGATTCCCATCTAGTATTCTGCCAATCATCCGCTTTAGGATTACCTTTAACTACCCCCAACTCTTCATCGAATGTATATGCTTCACCAGTAGGTTTGCCGCTGGCATCCCTTATTATGTAGATGTCATTAGGAGAATTAGCACGTTGCGCTGCCCATATCGGCCCTTCATTAAGTTTCCACATACCCGCCTGTACTGCACCAACCCTATGATTCCCCTGACCACTAAGCTCTCTCTGTTCTGGGGTGCTTTTGGAATTAGCGATATCAAAAATAACATCATTAGCGGTACGAGTATCATTTTCTGCAATAGAAGCAGACAACCGAGCATTATAATGCGCTATCTCCTGTGGGGAATATCCAGTTGTTGGTATATTTGTACCAGCAAATACATTTGGCCCACCAACTTCCACATTAGGACGATAATTAAATCGGGCTTGGGAAATTCTTAAATCTCTATAGGCGCCATCATCGCTAGTGGTGGTAGTGGTGGTGGTCGGGATTTCACCATCATCAGTGGTGGTTATGGGGTCATCGCTCCCAGCATCAAGAATTCCAATCGCCTTGGTTACATTATTACCAGACTCTTTTAATGCTTGGCTTGCTGCTGTAACCTGTGCAACAGTTGTACGCTTAGGATCGCCAAAAGACCCGGCCTTTGTCAAATGCTCAATTCTAGATGTTGGGATAGTATACCCCGGATACGCAACCGCATACTGGGCTTCAAGATTTTTTACCGCATTAACCCGCATCCTTTCTTGATTTTCTGCTACTGTAGCCATTAGTGCATCCTAGCCGTTAGGTCTTTTGTTAGTATATGATAACTGCATTCCCAATCCCTCAATATTTTAAGCCAGCCCTTACGGCCCCATGCTTCTAATGATGTGCATCCCATGTTCATTGCCCAGTGTTCTATGTCCGGTAGAAATTCTATCCACCGCTCCATCTCTACGCCACCAAGTGCTATGATGCGTAGAACTCTCTTGCTGGGGTATGGTGCTATCTGGGTAACCATGCAGGCGAGAACTTCATTCTTGCTGACTGCCACCCATAACTGCATATCTCCGGTGGAAATATGCTCGTAGTAATCCTCTAGAGTAGCCTCACCGCGAGAATGGTCAACAACGTGTTGTATATATTCTGATATATGATCCCAAACGACATTGATGTCGTCCGGTGAAATCATGGCTATCTTACAATCTGATCCAACTTTTATTGAAGAAATCTCCTCTTTAGCCCTCTCGCTAATAGCAGTCTGTTTCACGAATTAGTCATCCCCTTTCCTGCAACAAAGCCATAGAAATTAGTTCCACCGTCAAAGGTTGTGAAGGTTACGACATCAGTACCAGAAGAGGTCATCAGGTTATTACTGGTGTCATCTCCATCAGACCAGTAAACCTTATTACCACCGCCACCATGCGCTCCGGCATAGAAGGTGGCTGTGCAACTGCCTAAGTTAGTGCCTAAGATTGTTACGGAGTTTGAGTGGGAAGACAGGGCGTTGGTGATTCCTATGTTAAATGTACCACCGCCTGATAAGGTAAGAGTCTGGACATTCCCATCCTCAAGATCAATGTTAAATGCTGAGGTTTCTGTTCCTATAGCGTTGACAGTTTCTGCATAGTCAGTAAAGCGCGGTCTACTTACTACTGTATCAGCACACGCTATCCCAGCATCCACCGTTAATTGCTGGACAAATCTACCATCGCCAAAGACATCAAGAGTATATGTTGGGCTAGTATCTAAAATACCAACCCTCTGCCCCTTTAATGTAATGTGGACTTGGTTGTCTACATAGAAATCAGAGCGGAGACTACCCGCATCACAACGGATTTTTAAGTTTGCTGAATTAGCAACATTGTTGTCTATTTCCAGTGCTAAATCCCCAGAAGCACCCGTAATCTCTACAGTACCCTCATCTAAGGCTAACACATTCACCCAGTGTGAACCCTTCTTATAGACATAAAGCCCCTCAATACCATTACCTACAGGGTCTGCATTTGTACCATCAAAATACCTAATATCACCCGGTCTGGGCTTATCTGGTACTACATTGGTTCTTTCCAGTCTGAAGGTGGCTTGGTTAAAAAGTACATTACCAAGACGCTTCAGTTCATCAACCGTGTATACGCCTAAAGATTCTGGATCAGACGGTAATGGGCCGGGTTCATAATGAGTTACAGACTTTTCTACCCTATCGGTATAGGTAGCCATCAATTCATCTTGGAACCTCTAATCCCTGCATTTTGTACATCCAGAGAATAGCCGTCCAATCTCCATGTTTGATCTCCGGTGGATTCAAATTTCACACCGATATATTTTCCGGTTACTCTGACAGGAACTTTTGATTGTGTATCTGGATCAAAGGTATATGGGCCTTCCCATGTAACTGAATCTTCTGTGGACATTTGACTACCCACATAAACATTCACAGAATCACTACCAGACATCTTGGGCCAGACTGAGGTAACCTGTTTAACCATTGCATGGTTTGGCTGGCCCTGTGCGTCCATAGAAAGTCCGGTTCTTTCAATAAAGGATGTCATATCAGTGCCATCTTCCGTGTGTCCAGTACCATTCCTATACAATTTTGTATCAGAAGCGGAGGCCATAATAAGAGTCTTACCTTCCTTACTTATAAAAGAGGTAGTAGTAATCTCATTCCAGTTTTTATCCTCTGATGTCCAAGTCGTAGTAGCAGCGTTCCATGAAGAAACAGAGGTTGGATCAACTTGTGTACCATACCCAACAAATCCCAAGTCTGGAATATCACGCTCTGTAAATGTAGGTGGACTGTTCGACCAGTTATAAACCAATGCCTTATCACATTGGTCACTGGCAGAAGTTACATAGCAAGCCCAAATCTCTGTATTGGCATAGTCTGCTACTACAAACGACTTCTCATATTCACTACCGTTAAGTTGACCAAATACATAATCCCGCATCTTATGTGGAAGTATGGGTTTGATCTGTCTGCCATCATTGACATACATATCACCATTACCAAAAATGAAATGTTTGGTTCCCTGCTCGTCTGAGAATTCCGCTACGCAGTTCTTAGATAATGCGCCAATCGTTGGGGATAATTGACGAAATGCAAAGATAAAGGGAGTTCCAACATACGTCATAGAGTAAGTGGAATCCTCTTTATAGATCATAAAGGCATCACCAAGAGGCATACCGTCTAAGATTTTTCCCTTACTGTCGGCTAATTCATACTCCCCCGCATCAACCGTTGCCGAAGTTTCATCCCAAGAAGTGGGTACGGCTTGTGTGGCTGCTTCCGTTGACCACTTGACCAATCTTGTATACGGAACAGAAGACTTCTTTATATTAAGGGCGATCAGGAAGGAGCGGAACGCTCTTACAGAATATGCTTCTGTTGAAGCTGGCCAGTTACTCAAGTCTGCCATCTTAGTAGACACAGATGGTACACCAGAACTTAATGCCCAAAATTGCGGGTCATCAAATCCATTAGCCATAATCAGGACACCACCTAATACGGTAGATGTCCAGCCTTCTGCGGCAGTAGCATTGTAAGCCCCAGATACTCTGGTTATATCCGTCCAAGTTGATCCGTTGTGGACATGGATAGCGTCTGTTCCACCTATAATCCAGTAATTGGACGAGCCAACTTCCAGATTAACAATATGATAAGGTGCAACAGGACAAGTGGCCATAACCTCCTTATAGCCGGGGGTTTTCTGTATAGCCCCATGCTCTGCCCTTATATTATTGCCATCCGTCCAGACGTTGAGAGGTAGTTGCCAAGCATTTATATCTTTGACAATTCCCATCTGCCCGACTTGATCAATCGGGATTAAAGCCATGTTAGGGCTTTACCGGCCAGCTAACGGCGTCTACTTCTGCTTTGGTGGATAATCCAGCCGGAAGATCACGCAAGTCCTGACGATATGCTGTCATTGCATCAGACATGGTTACGTCCTGTAGAGCATAAAAGTCTGTAGCAGACAGTCTGCGGGTACGGTCATCTCTTAATCCCGCAATTGCGCGATCAAAAGCACCTGCTGCCCATGCAGCCTCTTCTGCGTCTCTTGCTGCTTCCTCTTCCGGTGTGAAATCAATCCTTACACCGTCTACCATTTTATGTCTTGCCATCTAAATTACTCCTAAAGTTATGCTATTCCGTACATTTGAACTACACCATCCATATTCCCAGACGAAAAAATAAATCGTACCTCATCAACTGCCGCCGTAATATCAAAGTAACCTGCGATAAAACTGTCCATAGTACGCACAGCGGCACTGTAATTATTCATTCTGGCGTAAAAGTGTGTCACGTAAGTGGTATTTGACGGACTGAATAAATGCACTATTCCAGCGCAAGACTCATCAGCAGCGCTTCCAGTTCCTGCCGTTAAAGTAATAGGATTAGCATCACTATCGTTATCATTTCCAGTTGAATACGTGAAAGTGGCAGCACTATCATCTTCTTTATGAAGTGTACTAAACCATGTATTACTTACTACTTCATTGAACCCAGACTGACCATCAGCATTGACTTGAAAATACAATTGTTGATCGTCAGTAGCCGGGGCTATATCGGTAAGCACAAACATATATTCATCATAAGTGCTGTCGATTCCAGATGTAATTGAAACGCTTGCAGCATTGCTTGCCGTAGTTGTTGAAATAAGTGTTGGTATACCCATTAGGCTACTCCGTACATTTTTATAGTGCCGTCAAAATTCCCGCCAGCACCTATCATTTTGAATTGGACATTAGTTAGTGCTGCTGTGAAATTGAAATATCCAGCCCTATAATCATTAACTGAATAATTACTGGCTACATAGTTGTTCATTACGGAATACCAATGTTTTACATAAGTAGTATTAGACGGATTAAACAACCATAAAGTTCCAGCGCAAGATTCATCCGCGCCATTACCTGTACCGATGCCAATTTCTACCAATGGCTGAAAAGATGTTCCCTGCGCTTGGTCATCTGCCGCTACAGAACCTATTCCAGTCGCTGAATCTGCTTCATCGTGAAATGCCCGAAAGCCTGAACTCGTTAAAGTTTCGTTATAACCGCTTTGGCTTGAAGCATTTACTTGGAAAGAAAGAACACCCGAATCCGTAGCAGGATTTATATCAATAAACTTAAAGATGTAAAGTTTATAAGTGCTGTCTATGCTGGAAGTGAAAGAGGATGACGCGGCACCTGACGATGTATTAGTTGTTAGCAGTTTCATTGCCATAATTACTTTACTCCCCACATTTTGATAACGCCATCAAAGTTGCCTGAGGCCATATAAAATTTCACATCATCAATAGCCGTAGTAGTATTTACATATCCTGCTTTGTAAATGTCTGTCGCTACAGTTGCTGACGATCCTTCAAGACACGCCGACCTTGTATAAAAATGTTTGACATATGTAGTTGAAGACGGATTAAACAAGTGCATTTCTCCACTAATGTCTGCCTTAGCGGCACTAGATAATTGACTGTCATTGGAAATCATTATCTGTGCGGTTCCCTGACCCTGATCAGCACCGCCTTCATAACCAACGTCAGCAGCAGCACCTTCAGACATATATGCTCTAAAAAATGTACTTGTTATTGTTTCGTTATAACTGGTCGAATCAGTAGCATTGCATTGAAAGCCGAAAGTTGTCATATCTGTCGCTGGATTAATCCTGTAAAACCTAAAAATATATTCCCCGTAAGTTGAATCAATTCCAGAAGTAAATGACAGTGCTGCAGAGTTAGAAGCAGTTTGCGACTGAATCAGAACTACATCTGCGGTAGATACTCCGGCCACTCCCATAATGGCGGCTTTGTTTGCTCCTAATGGCATAATATTTTCCTCACTTCATATCCGTTCCGGCAGCAAAGCCGTACCAAATGGTTCCCGCATCTACCGTTGTAAATGTCAAAATATCTACTCCACTTGATGTTAATGTTGGTGCAGTACCTCCAGCCCAATCTACTGAACTCGGCCAATTAACCGTCTGTGAACCACCGTTAGTCAGAATCAGCGTGAAGGAACAGGCTTTACCAGTTGCAGAAGGATCAGAGAATGTAAAAGTATTTGTACTGGTATCAACTGTTGCCGTTACGACATTACCAGCCGTTACATCAATATCTTGTGTTCCGCCACCTGTACCACCAATAGCATTTACAGTCTCAGCGTAATCCTTTATCTCCGGCCTTATAGCCTGTTCATCTTGGAAGTTGATATAACCGCCTATTATCATATCAGCGGCTGAATCAACAGCAATTGCAGTGGTGGTTCCGTGTGCCGATCCTGCCCCAATCTCTAACTTGTCTGTGCCGTCATCAAGACCTACGCGATAGTCCACCGCATTACCATCAAACACAAGCATAGTATCTTCTGTGCCAGCATCTCCTATTGTAAGAAGTGGAGTTGTACCGGAAATCGTTACATCAGCAGCAATAGTAACAGCACCAGATGCTTGTGTAAGTGCTTTAGAATCCGCTGAAGTTCCTAATGTAGTAACATCCAGATAATTCAATTCTGCTGCTGTAGCAGTAACACCATCCAGAATATTTAATTCTGCTTCAGAAGAACTAATAGCAGTTGTTCCTGTAAGGCCGCTGAATTGGTTTTTCAGAACAGCCTTAATCAGCCTAAGATGATCATCGCCCTCTGCTACATCGTCAGAAGTAGTAGGATTACTGCTGTTTAATTGGCTAATGTATGTTCCGCTTTCTAATGCCATTATCTATCTCCCATTAACCCATATCCAACCCTGCGGCGAATCCGTACCATATAGTTCCTGCATCCAGAGTCGTAAAGGTAAGAACGTCTACACCGGAAGACGTCAGGGAAGGTGCGCTTCCACCAGCCCAGTCCACCGTTCCCGGCCAGTTCACAGTTTGTGATCCGCCGTTGGTAAGAAACAGGGTAAATGATCCAGCTATTGTATCTGCCGGAGGATTGGTAAACGTAAAAGTCTGCGCCCCAGTTGATACCGTAGCAGAAACTACATTACCGGCAGTAAGATCAATAGCATCAGTTCCGCCGCCAAGATCACCCAGCGCATTAAGCGTTTCAGCATAATCCTTAAATTTCGGTCTGCTAATTTCCTCATCCGCGCAAGCAATACCACCGCCTAATGTCATATCACCATTTACGTCCATTGATATTCCAGCGGCTGTTCCATGTGCTGTACCACCGCCTATCTCTAATGTATCATTACCATCATCAAGACCAATGCGGAAGTCAGCAGCGTTGCCATCAAACGTAATCATGGTATCTTCAGCCGCACCATCCCCAACCTTTACGACTGGAGGATCATCTGAAATAGTAAGATTACTATTCTGAATGGTTTTGCCACCTGTTCCATCAAATCTTGCGATAGCATTATCTGTGGCTGAACCCGGCCCATAAGTGTCGCCTATGCCGGTTGCAGCACCAATAGATTTACCATCAAGCATATTAAGTTCAGCAGCAGAAGATGTAACTAAAGTACCCGCTAGTTTCAAACCACCATCTACAAGATCGTGAGATGCAATATTCAGAATCTGATCCCCATCAGTAGCACCAACAGTGACTACACTTGACGCCTGTGTAAGAGCCTTAGAATCTTCTGATGTACCAAGAGTTGTAACATCTAGGTAATTCAATTCGGCAGTTGTACCAGTGTACCCATCAATTTTGTTTAACTCAGTCGCAGATGCTGTAACCAGTGTTCCGCCAAGTTTTAGTCCATTTGTACCATCGTGTGAAGCAACATCAAAATCAATTGCCCCATCTGAGATTGTTACATCCCTGTCTTCATTGATGGATATTGAAGGAGTTGTACCAACCGCTGAACCTAGTCCTATAATTAGATCATCATCGGTATCATCAAGACCTATATAAAAGTCTTGGGCGTTTCCGTCAAAAACAATCTTCTGATCCTCTGCTCCAGCATCGCCTATTGTTAGGTTTCCGCCAACTATAACGTCGCTAACATATCTGCCAGTACCATTGACATCAAGAGCGTATGAAGGGCTGGTATCACCAATCCCTACCATTTGACTTTTCATTGTAATAATATTACTGCCATCTAAAGCAAAGTCAGCTCTAGCAGAACCTGCATCGCATTTAATTTTTAGATTTGCAGAGTTGGTAACATTATTATCTATTTCAAGTGCTAAGTCTCCAGAAGAACCCTCAATCTCCAAAGTGTTACCATAATTAATTTTACTGGTATCAATGGCTGCATCAGATGCTACATCTGCATTAGCAATAGTGCCGTCAAGAATTGTGGTGGTGGTTACTGTGCCTGATCCACCCTGTTGTGTTGCTGCAAAATTATTTAACATTTTTAATTACCTCACGGGTATCCGCCAGTGTTCATAACCCTGAGTTGTGAACCTGAGTGACGATCTTTATTATCTTGGTTTTGTATGTCACTTACTGCTTTCTCAAATGCAGCCAGCCATAAAGGAACCCTCTCATCGTTCATAATGAAAGGCTCCGCTTCTAATAGTGTGCCGTATAAGTATACGTCTGGGTTGTTAGTCAGCATATCGGAAGTAGTATTAGAATCGGATAAAGCGGTGAATGTTTTATAGTAAAGCATAGACGTAGTATAAACAGCATCAGGGCTTGGCCCAAATCTTACGTTATCTGCTATGATTGTAAATACTTCAGGTTTGCCCGTAGTGCTTCCTGCCCACATTCTGGACATCATCTCTGGTGTTATATAGGCCAGCGGAGTGATGGGGTCAGTGGTCAGATGAAACTCTTTCATCTGTACAAATCCCGTAGGAAGGGAATATTCTCTCGTTCCTCCCGTAGTAGAAATCGCGGTAGATACAGTTTCCATATCACGTATTCGGAGAACACGGTTAAACCGTGCCTCTGCCAGAGCAATGAACTCTGGTATCCTATCGGTTAGATCACTTCTGTCTAGCCAATTAGCCGCTGCTGTCTTTAATTCCGCGAAAGTCGATATTGCCATGCGTTGTCTCTAATGTAATGCCAAATAACCGTAACGATGTCCATAGTTTGGTATAACAGTTCCCAGTGGGAACCTACCACCAAACTTTAATAATGGACATTCATCTGGTAAGTAAATTTCTATTCCTTTTGCTTTCGCAAAACCAAGCAGATATTCACAGTTAGGTCGTTCATCCCTGTACTCATCTGCATGACCCGGTTCACCCCGCTTATCCATGTCAACACCCCAAACACCAATCTTGTCATACTCCTCAAATATTGCCAGTGCAAGCATATAGGCTATTGAGGAATTGTAATAATCTCCTACAAGAGAAGATACCTCTTTTAATGGGTATTCAGTAGCATTGGGAATATCTACATATGCCTGTTGCATATACAATGGATATTCAAGTTCCCTAAGCCTGTCTTCGTAACCACTTCTATAGAAGGATGGGGTTGCATCCCTTATACACTCAAGGGGGTGTATATCAAATAGTCTGTCAAAGTAAGGCCATCTCGCTTCATCCCACGGCAATCCCCATACTTCCCAATCTGGGTCTTCATAGGGCGCATCGTCATGGGTGGAGGGCGCAAGCCCTACAACTGCAACTTGACTCAAACGTGGACAAGTCTCATGGTTATATCGGAACCACCCACTCTCTGGTGATGCAGATATTGTTTAATGTCAGAACCAGTAAACTTAGGCACGTTAATAAATGTGAGGCCAGCCGCTAATTTAAGATCATTGGCAGTGCTGACAGCGGCGCTTGACGAAGTGGAGAAGTTAAAGTAAATCTCCCCATCCGTATGGACACCTAGTATTTTTGCGGGGCTGACTAAAGTGGCAACGGCAGATGAACCAACAGTTACTACACTCTGCACATCCCAGCGATTGAAAGAACCGTCATCAGATTGTCTATACATAATTTATACCTTTAGATATTGGTCGGGCTGACCTTAAAATATTTGTTATCAGGGTCGTTTAGATACTTGGCAAGCAATTTCGAATCTTTTGCGATGGCCCCATTGGTGTCTCTTATCCACTGCTCCCAAACTGTCGCCGGAATTTTAGCAGCATGATGCCACTCGCCTCTTTTGCCCATAGTCAGTTTGTCGCCGTAATCATTGAACTTACGTTTATTTGCATCAACTACAGGCTGGGCATCTTCAACAGTGTTGAATGTAATTTTATCATCTACATCGTCAAAGTGCATATCAGTACGGCGATGTACATCCTGTTCAAAAACAACCTTGTCAGACATAGCCTATCTTCCCCACTTTAGGTGCGCCATCGGCAGGATCATTGTCAATGTATGCTTTCTTCAGCCATCCCATAGCGTCAGTTGG